TGCAAAGAAGCGCTGCATACGTCGATAAAATGATTGTGGTAAGCACTTGATGGGCAAGGCTTTAGATGCAGAAGAAAGATTACATGTTTGCTTTAAAATAATCACAAGCATGATGAGCGCAAAGCACTTTAAATGTGACTTGTTCCATTTTAGATATTTGTTTAAGATAAGATATAACTCATTGAGATGTGTCATAGTATTCGTCGTTAGAAAACAATTATTATGACATTATTTCAATGAGTTATCTATTTTTATCGTGTACAGAGAATTTCGACAATACTTTTAAGCCTTTCGGGCTGTGCCATTCCTGCAGTAAATAATCTCGTAAGATCCACAAATATGTATCAGGATGATGTTTCGGGAAATACTGCAAATTTAAGGGTTTATAGAAGTAATATTCCCATGGTGCAGTTTTATATTACTTATCAAAATAATGAGGGTGAAAAAATTTCAAAAAACCTAATCACAAAGCAGATTTCAAATAATTTAACAAAGTATGGCTCATTGCATGAGCCCAAAAGATTAAACATGCCTAAACCCACAATCAGTTTAAATAACGGTGAAGAGTTTTTTGAGTTTAAAGTACCCGCAAATAAGAAGTTAACTTTCAGACTTACTTCTGTTATTGGATCAACTACTATGTATAGTTGTGATGTAAAAATGGACTATCAGTTGGAAAGAAATGCCAATTATGAATTGATCCGATTTAAACAAATCAAAGATATTGTGAATCCACCTTTTTTGATTGAACCATCTCAAGATGGATCCTACTGCAAGTTTGTAGTGAAAGAGATTTTTGAAGATGGTAAAGAAACTATTATTAAATCGATTTCTTAATGTTAAATCGTTTTTGTAATTAATTTAAATATCTAAACCTTATTTCATCAAACCACCCTTCGAGGTGGTTTTTTATTACCTNTACTGCAAGTTTGTAGTGAAAGAGATTTTTGAAGATGGTAAAGAAACTATTATTAAATCGATTTCTTAATGTTAAATCGTTTTTGTAATTAATTTAAATATCTAAACCTTATTTCATCAAACCACCCTTCGAGGTGGTTTTTTATTACCTGAAGGAAAGTTATGTACAAGTTAAAGCTAAATCCTCAGACCAGCGGCTATGGCGTAACACCAGGTGATGATGTGAAACGTCAGCAGATGGATGGCGGACGTGGTCGCTATTATATCGATGTAAAACGTAATAGCCACATTGTTGATGTGAACTGGAATTTAAGTAAAACCGATTTCAATAAAATCATGGCTTTCTGGCGGATCTATCAGAATAAGCCAGCTTCATTTTATGCGGATCTGGTGATTGATCAGGGGGAACGTCAGCAATATCTATGCAATTTCATTCCAAACTCGTTCAAGACCAATGAAGTGAACGGCAACTTATATCGTGTGAACGCGCAGCTCGAAGTTGTTCAAAACCAGCCTAACCTTATCGCTGATCAGGCACTTATCAAAGATTGGGAGGTCTAATGGATAACGAATATGCCAAATTCTTTTTCAATCGAAAAGTCGATGTTTATCAACTGGAATGTATTGAACTATCTCACCCTTCTTTTATGAATACTTACCGGGTAGTTCGTAATGATGATCGTGGGGTGTATGTTCAGCACAAAGAAGGCGAGGGGCAGGTATTTTATGAATACCTTCCTATAACAATTCAAAGATCCGGAATGCTCGGTGATCTGGACCAGACTTTGACCGTTTCAATTTCTGGGCTTGGTGATATTTTACCGGATGAGTTTGAACGGGTAATTGAGGGGCAATATTCTAATGTTAAGCCGACCGTAAATTACCGCCTTTATAGTTCAGATAACTTGAATACACCAATGTTTTATCTACTAGGTCTACAACTCTCCAGTGTTGCCATGAATCATAAAGCTGTGACATTCAAGGCTGAATCACCAAGATTAAATACTGCGAAGACTGGAGATATCTTTTCGCTTGATCGTTTTAGTGGTTTGAAGGGGGCTATATGAAGAGTCACGATCATTTGCTCGATAAGCAATATGACGAGGAACACTACAACTGTGTTCACTTCGCGCATGAAGCTGCAATGGATCTATATGATATTGATCGAGGAGAGGCGCTTGAGTTTTTTATGAAGCCCGTCAAAGAGAAGGTATTTCTGCCATCAAGATTGAAGTTACTAAATCCATTGCCCATGCCTAAGGAAGGCTGCATAGTCGCCTTTCACTCTCGATACCGAAACAAGCCCCCACATGTGGGGCTTTTTCGTTTGGGGCGTATTTTGCATTTGCAGGAATCAGGCGTTTCATGGATGCCAATTCAAGTCGTTCAAGCATTTGGATTTAATCGTGTGAGTTTCTATGATTAAGATTATTTATAAACAAGACCCTTTATCCGAAGACAAAACAATTGAACACGCCGAAACTTTGGGTCAATGGCTTACTTCAAAATATGACCATATGCCTGAGCATGTCCGTATTTTTCATACCACAAGCAATATGGATCATGCGGAAATTTCATTTGCGAATGAAGTCACGCCGAAGAATGCATATGAATTAAAGCAGCTCGATTTCTTACCAGGCACTTTCATTGTAATTGAGAATCCCAAGGGTATGGACCCCATAACTCTAGCTTGGATAGTGGTTGCTTCTATAGTTATGGGTGTGGCTGTTGCATTATTAATGCCAGTACCATCAATTACCCAAACCAACCAGAATAACAATCAATCCTCGTCTGCAAATAACGAATTATCAAACCGTGAAAATAAAACTCGCGTAAATGGTCGTATCGCAGATATTTATGGTGCCGCTCACGATACCCCTGATCTGATTGCTGTACCTTACAAGGTTTATGAAAACAACGTTGAGGTTGAACATCTTGTCGGTTGTATAGGTCGTGGTCACTATAAAATTAATGGTGCTTATGACGGTGAAACCAATATCGTTGATATTGCTGGGGCATCGGTAGAGGTCTTTCGACCAGGTGTAGATATTGTTTCGGGTGAGCCATATTTTTCACTTGGTACCGAAATTACAACTCCACCACTAACGGTTCAGCATCAAAACTCGGTGAATGGCCAGATCTTGCGTCCGGCAGATACTCAAAGCTTGGAAGGTACCAACTATCTTCTTTTTGCCTATCCAAATGAGATCCTGCGTGCATCTGCAAACAATACTGATTTAACAACTAAGTTTGTTAGTAATGACCGGGTAGAAATCACAAATGCTTCGTTTACTTTTAACGGCCAGACTTATGATTTAAACGGTACATATAGTGTTCTATCGGTAGCTGATGACCGTATGGCATTGTCTAACCCGGCTGCGGTAAACCCCAACTGGCTAAAGCTAAAGGAATTATCAAATCAGCAAACTGGTGCTTTATCTCCAAAGCTTTCATCTATTGGCGAGAAGTGGATTGGTCCATTCATTCTCGACAATATTGAACGTAGCCGAGTGCTATGTAACTTTGTTGCTAGTAATGGACTTTACACAGTTTCTTCAGGTGGAAATCAGGGAGCTGTAAACGTCACGATTGAAGTTGAAGTAACGCCGGTTAATGAATCTGGTGCAGCCATTGGCAATCCAATGCTGAAGCAGATTATTCTAAAGGGTTCGGCAAAGTCACGTCAGACAGTTGGTGCAACGCTGGACATGGTGACATTTCAAGGTCGCTGTAGTGTCCGTGCACGCCGTTTAACACCAACACCGGCAGTTACAACAGTAGTTGATGAAGTAAAGTGGCAGGCGCTTTATGGTGCTTATCCCTTGCAAAGCACAGTGTATGAACATGAAACGGTTTTTCGTGCACGTACTTATGCAACGACCGGAGCTTTATCTGTTAAGTCCCGTAAGATCAATTTCGATCTTCAGCGAATGTTGCCGACTTATAAAAATGGGGCAATGACGACAGAGCTATTTCCAACATCGAGCTTTGCTGATGCACTGGTTTCAATGGCACTGGATGACAAGATTGGTCGCCGTACGATTGATGAGATTGATCTGGAAAACATCTATCGGACTTATAACGATGTAGTTGATTATTTTGGTACACCACTAGCGGCTGAGTTCTGCACCACAATTGATGATACAAACCTGTCTTTTGAAGAGCTGGTCACCAATCTTTGTGATGCAGTGTTTTGTACCGCTTATCGACAAAACAACAAGCTCAAGCTTTATTTTGAACGGCCAACTGATAACTCGGTAATGCTGTTTAACTTCAGGAATATCATTCCAGATAGTTACAAGCATGATCTGACCTTTGGTGTGATGGATGACTACGATGGACTGATCTATGAATACACGGATCCGACCGACGATAGTCGTATCAATATCTATTTGCCAGACAAAGGAGCCAAGAACCCAAAAGAAGTGAAGTCAGTTGGTGTGCGGAATAAGTGGCAAGCTCATTTTAATGCGTACCGGCTCTGGAACAAGCTTCGGTTCCAGCGTAAATCCATAACCTTTGATGCGGCACCTGAATCAGAATTACTGGTTTTACGTGACCGGATTGCTGTAGCTGATTATCGCAATGGTATTCATCAAAGCGGTGAGGTGGTACAGCAAGAGGGTTTAATCCTCACCTTAAGCCATGATGTAGATTTTATTGCAGGCAAGAGCTATGTGATTTATTTGCAAATGGGGGATGGTACCGTGGATCTAATTCCTATTACATCGGGTTCAGCCAAAAATAAAGTGGTTTTAGGGCGTTTACCGAACGGGGCCTTAAAGCTTAGTCCTGATGATTTTGTGAATACTATCTATACGGTGGTTAATGACGATACCAAAGGCTCATTGCCTTATCTGGTTGCAAAAAGAGAACCTGCTGACCAGTTCTCAAATACCATTACTGCAATTAATTACGATGAACGTTATTATCTCAATGACAAGGACTTTATTGATGTGCCAGTAGATGATTCACCGATTTACATTCGATATGACCAGCTTGATATTAATCTTGCACGCTTGTATCAGATGCAAAGAGGTGATTTACCAACGACTGGCAAAATCAGTTTTGTAGTTGAAGCAGGTGCACTGGTTTCAAGTTCAAGTTCTTATCGACCGGAAACCAGATTTGTCTATAAATTCGACTATAAGTCTAGTCCTGCAAAACGAGAGTATATCGTTCCAGCTGCATCAGAATTACCTGCTATTGATACTGGTGAGTTCCCACCTGATCTCGTGGTAAATTTGACTATTAAAGGTGCTGTTGTTGGACGTGGTGGAGATGGCGGGTTGCCACATCTAGCTTACGGAGATTGGGAAAAAGATTCTGACTTCAATTTTACCAAAACCCGCCGTGATGGGTTTCAGGGAGCACCCGGTTTGTTGAACCGGCACAGCAAACTAAACCTGATTATCGATGGAGGGACGTTAGCTCGAGGCGGCTCAGGTGGTGGAGCAACACCAAGTGGTATTTACACTGGATCATCTTATGGGGTTCAGGGAATTCCTGGTGGTGCTGGAGCACCATTTGGTCGGGTCATGACTGGACAGCCGATTTCAAATGACTCACAAGATTATCGCCTCTATCTGGAGAGTTATTTATTGGTTATGAAAATCACTGATGCTGAAGCTTCGGTACCCGGTAAAGGTTACCGAACCCAAAATGATCGTTATGGATCTCCATTATCAGGTGATGGCGGAAATTGGGGCCAACGTGGCACCAAATCCACCAATGATGGAACGTGGAACTGGCAATACCATGGCACAACTGAAGGTCAGCCGGGGCCGGGTGGACCTGCAATTGTTGGGGTGGCACCGCTTACAACTCAATTGATTAACGGAGGGAAAATCTTACAAACCCTTTAAACCTTAAGAGAACTTTGAGCACCCAATTCGGGTGCTTTTTTATTGCCTAAAAATATCTGGAGAAATTTATGGAACCAGTTTCCACAAGCGGTTTAACAGCAATTTTAAAATTTTATGGTGCAGCAATTATGGTGACTTTAGCAGTTGCTTTGGTTGCTGCCGTTGTATTAATGACACGAATGCCACGATCGCCTCAAGAATGGGCGGTAGGTTTAATTTGTACTGTTGTATCAAGTCTTGCTGGCGGTTCGCTAATTATTATGAAGTTTAGTTTGCATGCTTGGGCAACTGATACATGGGGATGGTTTGCAATAGGTGGACTTTTCTTTGTATGCGGCTTACCCGGTTGGGCTTTGATTAGGTGGGTCTTTAATTTCATTGATAAACAGGAAGGCAAGACGATTGTCGAAGTAATTAAAGAAATTAAGAAGGCTAAGAATGATATTACAGGCGGTGAGCCATGACAGTTAAAAACTTCTTCGACGCTGCTCGAGTGATTGCAGGCGGCAAACTTACACAAGCACAAGTAGATGATTTAAATAAGATGGTCGATAAACTTGCGCCTTCTGGCATGACTACAAGTGATGTTGGTGTAAATCTAATTTCAGGATTTGAAGACACACGATTCAAAGCTTATGACGATGGTGTAGGAGTCTGGACTATTGGCACTGGCACCACAGTTTATCCAAATGGCGCGAAGGTTAAGCAAGGTGACACTTGCACACCTGAGCAAGCTAAGACTTACTTTAAACATGACTTAGCTAAATTCGAAAAGACAGTTAATGAATCTGTGACAGTGCCCCTAAATCAAAATCAGTTTGATGCTTTGGTTTCTCTGACTTACAACATTGGCGCAGGTGCTTTTAAGGGTTCAACATTGCTTAAGTTGCTTAATAAAGGTGATTATCAAGGCGCTGCCGACCAATTCCTAGTTTGGAACAAAGCAGGTGGCAAAGTTATGAAGGGCCTAGTTCGTCGCCGAGAAGCTGAACGAGCGCTCTTTTTAAAGAAGTAACTTATATGTGCAAACGTACCAAAGTTGCATCGATCATCACATTGCTGTGTTTAATCTTCTCAGGTTGCACAGCTCACACAATTAATAGTAATGTGAATGTCTCGATTTGTGTGAGAGCTTTGTGATGTCGCAAGTCATGATCATGGTTTCGGAAGCGGGCAGGATGGAAAATACTTGCAATCTACCCGCTGATTTAGATAAGAACGGGAATGTTCTTAAAATCTATGACTACTCATTAAAAGAGTTGACCATTAATTTAGATGGCACTGTGACTTACAATGGCAAAAGATGGACCTTTGATAAGAAGCAAAATTAGGTCAAAAACCTGTGGATAAAAAGCGCATTACGCCAAATATACGCCAAAATATATATAAGTTATTGATTTTATAAAATAGATTGGTGCGCTCGGCGGGGATCGAACCCACGACCCCAGGCTTCGGAAACCTGTACTCTATCCAACTGAGCTACGAGCGCATGTGTGGGGCACATCATAGGAAAAAAACACTTGCAGGTAAAGCACGAAATACGTACCAAGTGAATTTAATGCTTAATTAAACAGCAGCTTGTTATGTTTTAGTTCTTTTGCTGAATGAGCTGAATTGAATAATTAATAGAGTGAAGCGTATGTGCCAGCTCATGAGGGGGAATCCTTGACTCTTGCAAACTGGTAATCCATTGCATTTGGCAAATTTTTAGTTCTTGAAGATTTTTAATTTGTTCTATTTTTTGAATAAGTGGTTTGGCCATAAGCCCACAGTATTGGCTTAAGCTTTGTTTCATTAATAGTTGTATTTCTTCAAAAGTAAGTTGTTGAACAGGAATTGGTGGCTGAGTATTTTCAATATTTGAAGAATGGCATGATGGTTCTAGAGAAACTTTAATTTCTCCAGTCAAATCGGCATTTTCATTTTCATCTATAGTGCTTTTTTGTTGCACTTTTACTTCTAAACTCGTGGTAGGTGATTCTGAGAGAGGTATTTGTTCAGTAAATTCTGAATCGTTTTCACTAATAGGGGCAATAAGCTTTAAGTCAATAAGTTGTTGAATGAGTTCTGGTGGAGCAATGCGTTTTTTAAACTCGGTATTGAGAGTTTGAAAATCTTCATGATCAATTAATAGAAGTAAACGTCTTTGTTTGGCATTTAAAGCAATATTACCTTGTTGAAGCGCGACTCTTCCCAAATTGGTTCGATAAAAACCAGCCATCATTTTTCCCCAATATAAAAATGAAGCAGCCTGTTTGATTTTTTCTATCAA